AATTATTTCTGCCACATAAACACCTATAGCAACCACTGCTACAAGGAAGATAGAGATTACAAGTAGTTTAATTACCATAGTTAATACCTCTCTCATCCAAACAGGACTTGCAAAGAGGTGAGTAATAACGATTACTACCTATATTGATTGTCTGTTTATTATCTATAGGAAGTGGGTTACTACAAGAATTGCACATATTGTCAAGATCATAGTAAGTTCTATCAAGTTCTTTAATTTGTGTTTTCATAATTTACCTCTTGTTGTTTAGCGTTCATAAATAGATAATTTATACTTATCAACCATCACATAGTTGCAATTATCGTCTTCAATAGGTCCTAATGCTTTATGAATTGTTTTCCCCTTTTCGTTCGTATACACATCAAATAAAGTATCTGTAAGAAAACATTCTTTATATATTATCTCATCGTCTTTACCTGTTATTACTATTCCATCTAAATATGAAACAAGATACTCAAAAACAGCTTCATAAAAATCACTATATAAAAATAATTTTACATCATCCAAAGAAAGTAATTTTAATTCGTATTGTTCTTCTATTTCCTCTAAATACTCTTCGTTACCAATATCATTTAGTGTAAAGAAATTTATTTTATACATAATATTTTTACCTCTTGTTATTTAAAAATTCCATTTAACTTCCAACCTATTATGCAAAACATATAAAAATTGCTTTAAATGATAATACGTTTCTTTATGTTTTTTATTTTGCGTATTAAATAAAAACTTAACAAATTTACAGCTTTTAATCCCTCTGCTATTTTTTATAAAAAGATTATCACTAGATATTAAATCTTTTAAATCATTAGATATTTTTATAAACTTATCAGACTCCGCGATAACATTAAATAAACATGAAATAGGTATATCTCTTGTTACCCCGTCAATATTTTTATTAGAAGCACCCCAATCGTCAAACTTTCTAATAGCTAAACATTGTCTTATTTCCTGCTTGTATTTTTATAAAATTTATACTTTCACTTTCAAATAAATACTCAAAACTATCACTTAGCAGAAATGTAAAACAATCAAAAAGTGTCAAGAAATTTAATGTATCTTTAAACCATTTAAAACCATTTTCATCCTCACTATGAAAATGTATTTGATAATAATCTGTTTTAATTGTATCTTCTTCTCTTAATATCCAATACTCACTAAGTATTTTAATTACAGCATTATTATATTTTTTATCATTACTTGAGTTTAAATCCTTAGAAAACTCATTAATCTTAATAGCCTTATTTTCTTTATCCCATATATCTATAAACATAATATTTTCTCTTTTTTATATTGCTCACTAATTGTCTTCTTAATTTCTTTCACCTGCTTTTCCAGTATTCTAACTTCTTTCAAAGCGTGTTTATATTTCTTACAATGCTCACCTACTAAATTATCGGTAAGTGATCGTATAGTTAATTCAATATGACCGATATTTGTTTTCCAATAATCATCAACCAGTAATTTTTTATATTGATTTTCAAATTGTGCCATAATACTTACCCCCTAAACAGCTTTATTTAATAACATTTCCTTAATCGCACCTACTACAAGGGATTTCTCGCCGTACATCTTCTCAAAGTAAGCTATACCCTCTTTAGCAAAGTAGCCGTACTCATCATAAGACCCATCAACTAGTAACAAGTAAGCTTCAAGCTTATAACTTAAATCCATACCACAACCAGATAGACTTAGTAGCTCGTAATCCTCAGTCTCAGTTATAAGCTTGAAAGGTAATAAGTGGCAAAGATAAGCTGCTTCCTCATCCCACATTCTTGGTTCCCAAGCAGTGTTTAATATCAAAGCTCTTTCTTCAAGAGAGTGTTTTACTTCCTCATAAGCATCGTATTCATCATCTTTTAGCCTTGCTTGCCAATCATCTTTTGCAAGGAATTTTTTAGTAAATAATTGTGGATAACTTTCGTTTAGTTTTTCTTTCAGGATAAATTCGGGAATTTCTATACTAATATCTTCGTAATTTTTATTAATATTGAAAGTAGATAAATTTACTCTTGTGTAAAATGGCTCTACAAAGACACCTGAATTTGTTTTAGATAAGTTAAATTTGTGTAAATCTTGGTTCATATATTTACCTTTTTGTTAATTAAATCTTGTTGTAATTAGCAGTATATAACAGTACTTGTATTGTGTCAATAGCTATTTTTAAATTTTTTAAATTATTTTTTGAGTTAGATTTTAAATAGTGTGTTAATAAAAAGTTTAGATTTTGAATAAACTTATGATGTTTTTAATAGTTTTGTAATAATATTTGTTTCGTTTCTACAAAAAGGTCTAGAGATTTGATGAAATTTTAAGTGTTTTTTAAGTGAAATTTTTGGTGTGAATTTTTAAACTATTTAAAAATATTAAATAAAAATACCCTGTAAGTCAGTAATGATGGTAATGATGGTAATGTTTTGGAAGCCAATCCACACCTATATATATTACTATCATTACTATCATTACTATAAATATATGTATATAGGAGAAAATAAAAAATAGAAAATATTTATGTAAATTTTATATACACATATGACGCAGGATATAGTAATGATGGTAATGTGAGTATCGGTTTCCCTTTTGTAGAACTGGGTTTGAAGTACATGCCTATCTAAAAATTAGATGGTAATGATGGTAATGATGGTAATTAAAATTTATTAACTTTTGGTTGTACACTATTCAAGTTAGAATACAAGACCATCATATATTATCCAAATTTGATTAGCAACAATTATTTTCATAAAAACTAAAAATAATTTTATCTGTGCATCAAACGCCCTTGTTGTAGTAACAAAAACAGATTAAAAATATAATTTATTTAAAATTTTAAAAATAATTGTTGACAAGGGTGATTTTTCATAATATTATCAGCTTACAACAAAATTAACGAGGTATAAAATGTACAAATTTTCAAGATACACAAAAAATTTATCTTGTGATAATTCTTTTATTTATTCATACAACACAAAAGTAGCTGAAATTGACCACGATAACTTCAAGGTTAAACCTTTAGGTTATTGGAGTTCAACAACTACTAAGCATATAAACTATGCAACAAAAGAATTAAGGGGAAACTTAGGGCAAAATTATACATTATGCAAAGAATAAAAAACAAACACATAGTAAAGCTATCAAGTACAAACACGGTTACTATTGCACCTTTTCGTAAATACGCAGGTAAAGGTGCGTTAGTTTATGTTGAAACATTGGACGATTTTACTTGTAAAGTTTCTATACTGAATAAAGACGAGTTATCAGGTGATAAAATAGTTGAATAACGAATTTTAAGCTATGTTTTACGCTTGTTTTATATTTTAATGGATGTTTCCCTATAAAAATTAAATATAAGCGTAAAACATAGCTTAAAATCGTAAATTAGCATATTTGAGCTAAATTTGACAATTAGGTTAATTTATGCTATATTGCTGAAAAATTAGTTAGGTTATTTATGCAAACTTATAAAACTCTTAGATGTGGCGACACATTAGTAGAACCTGAAAATATGACTGGAAATACAATTGGTTTAATTGAAAAACCATCTTTATTACAAAGAATAAAAACCTTGGAAATAGATAATGAAAAATTATTCACAATTGTAAATAAACAAAACGTGGATATAGAAAAGTTATATAAAACTATTGGGATAATTTGCACTTCAGGAATACTAGATGACAAGTAAAATAAACCTATCTCAAACTCATATCAATAGCTATAAATCTGTTGATGATATAAAATTCAAAAAAGTATATGATGAGTGGGATAGGATTAATGCAAATGCTGACAGACGAATATTTATCATTAATGACGATGCTTATTTGAAATTTCTAGAAAAGCAAATTGAAATAAAAAAGCAAAATACAATGGAACATTTGCAGGAAATTAGGGAAAATGGTTATATTGGTGCTGTTGGTTTAGCAGGTAAATATTGATAAATGATTTCACCCGAGTTAAAAAGTTTTAATAATGCAATTAATAAGCTGAAAATGGAACTGGAAAAAACGAATGTTAAAATTGCAGAACTTACAAAAAACCATAATTCGTTAGAGCGTAAAATATTTCAACAGGATGAGGATATTGCAGGTATTGATAAAATCAAAAACGCGTTTGTTAAAAAGGCTCAAAAGAAAGAACTTGCTTGCTTAAAAGCTGTTGAATTTACAGATTATAATATCGCAAAAGTACGGGAAATGGCTATTTGTATGACTAAAGAGCAGATAGCTAGACGATTTAATATGTCTCTACATACTTACTTAAAGCGAGAAGAAGAAATACCAAGACTTAAAGAAGCTTACGAGTGCGGCAAGCACGAATTTATGGCAGAAGCTACTTCCGCATTAGTAAACCATATTAAAAATGGGGATACTAAAATGCTTCAATACTTTATGGATAATGTTATGAAGATGAGGCAACAAGACCAAACACAAATAACAATATCGCAAGAGTTTATTGACAAAAAATTAACAATTGTTAATGATAATTTAACTACCGATGACGATTATGAAAATGAAATCAAAAAGAAATTCCATAATCAGATAATGTCAATATCCATTTCAAAAGATAATCAAAACGAAAATGACAAAGAGTAGTTTTAACATCTACGAAATACAGCCTTGGGAAGAACCATTATACAAACCCTGTCAGTATAAAGTCTATTATGGTGGTAGGGATTCAGGAAAATCAACAATGTTTGCTAAAGCATTGCTTAGGCTTTCTTTTGAAGAAAAGTGCAATATCTTATGTTGTAGGGAATATTTCAAAAACATCGGTAAAAGTGTTTATAGTCTATTTATGGATATTATAAACAGCGTTGAGGAATATAAGCTATTCTTCAAGTCAACAGAAAATAAGATGTTGGGCGTTCATATAATAAACACTCAAACAGGTAGTATTATTCTTTTTGATGGTCTTCGTGATATCAATGTGGATAACATAAAATCAGTACACGGCATTAAATATTTATGGATTGAAGAGGGGCATTATATTTCTGCCGAAAGCTGGCGTACTGCAATTCCTAGTATCAGGATGTCGGGTTGTGAAATATGGGTTAGTATGAACCCTAAATATGAAACCGACTTTTTATACAATGAGTTTATTGTCAAAGGTCAAAATAAATACGGCAGTGATTTACTACTTACAAAACTATCTTGGCGTCATAATTACAAGCATTTATCGATAGAAAGCTATAAGAATATTATTAAATGTCGTAATGACAACTATGAAGAATATATGCACGTATATGAGGGTGAGTGTCTTCGTAATAGTGATATACACGTATTTAAAAGAGACTTTTTTATAATACAGGAATTTGAAGAACCTCAAGGAATACATCCATATTTTGGTTTGGATTTTGGTTGGACTGACGCCGCTGCTGGTATTAGATGTTATATTGACGGCGAAAATCTTTATGTTACTCATGAATTTAAAAAATCTCATATAAGCGTTGATCTGCTTGGAGCAGAAATTGAAAAAACACTTAAAGATTATAGAAAGAACGGAAAATACATAATAACAGCAGATAGTTCAAGCCCTGATCTTATTAATCTTCTTAACAAATATGAATATCCTTGTAAACCTGCTATGAAAGGTAAAGGTTCAATTGAAGCGGGTATTACTTACATAAAAACTTTTAAAAAATGTTATGTACACCCTCGTTGTAGTGAGTTTTTAAAAGAGGTTTATAATCTTAAATACCAAATTGACAAACCTAGCGGTCAAATAAAAGATAAAATAGAAGATAAAAACAATCA